CGTTGGGATCCTAGAATCTGTTCGCCTGTAAGCGCATGCCAAGTCACTGGCAAGAGCACGCAGGACACATACGATGGTCAACATCGCACGGTGTCTGCGGCTATCTTGGGCTACGAAGAAATACCAGGCAGCGTGGTGCATACTGACGATCCTAACTTCCCTAGCTATGCGTTCGAGATGTTGAATGACACTGGTACCAAGCGTCTAGGCCCAGGAGACTTGCATCGTAATTCTTTGGTTCGCTACAAGAACGGCAGCCGGGAGATCCGCAATGTGCGGGCACGCACCCTCCAGGATCAATTTGATTCGTTGGGCATTGACCTCGAAGACAAGAACTCTCGCAAGAGTCCAAACCTGCGCGGCAACAACGACAAGTTCTTCAGCCACTTCAAGTATGCATACAAGGCCATTGAAGTGGATGAGTCAGGAAAGGTGCTGCACGAGGTCCTGAAGACCATCAAGGATGTGTTTCCAGATCAGGAAGAAATCGACCAAGGTGTGTTTATTGGTCTGTTGGAACTGTCTCGCTTGGAACGATCTAGCCCTGCTTGCAGCCAACCCGCAGGCTGGATGAAGACCCTGCTGGAAAGCATCAAGCCCACGTTTAAGAGTTCAGCCATCGTGCATGCCAAAGCCAAGGCACAATGGTCTCACTTCAAGGGCGAAGGTGCTACTTGGACCGCACCCACCGCCATGAGTAACTTCATGAGGGAGTGTCATATCCAAGCAGGCGGCAAGCTCAACCTGCCTTATCATGGCGAAGGCTCACTCATGGGCGTGGCTACCAATCCGGCACCTGGCTTGTTTCCAGAGACAGAGAACTAATATGCGCACGAAAATTCTAAACGAAAAGATGAAATTCTTGAGCAAAAACATCAGCCGCGCAAAAGGACGTAAGGATGGTAAAGAGATTTCTCTTACTGCTCAGCAAGCATACGAGATTGGCAAGAAACAGAAATGGCGTTGTGCTATCAGTGGTGTGAAACTACAATTCGTTAGGGGAGGTACCAGCTGGGGAGGCAAGTGGTGCAATCCATATAGCTGTAGCATTGACAGGATTGATAATTCCAAAGGCTATACCAAAGACAATGTTCAGTTGGTCACATGGGCACAAAACCAAGCACGAGGATGTGTTCCTTTACGTGATTACAAAAAGCTCATGGGGTATAAATGATGTTGAAAGAATCACTAGACGCTTTCATCGAGCCCATATACGGCAAGACCAAGCGCACCAACGACACTTACAAAACGGTTGCGGCACATTGCCGCGACCACCTAGCTAACCTAGTGCAGGAATATGCTGGAGTGACCAACGACCAGCAGAAGCTGCGCGAGCTGCGCAACGACATGGACTATTACCTACGCCGATACCATAAGTATTGCATTGAGGAACGTCTCAATCGTGGCGATGCCAAAGGTGCACACTACCATGAGATCGGCGCAGATGATTCTACAGACTTTGAACATCTAATTCCAGCAGCTCGCATCCGCGACCTTATGCTTAAAGGAGCCATTACGGTAGAACAGGCACTCAACGCACCCACGGTGCAGCTGAGCCGTGCCAAGCACATGGCATTGAAAGACGCAGGATGGGCCAGCCGCACGCCGGACATGTGGTTACCGTTTCGTAGATATTCAAATGTGTTTGAAGCACAGTATCAGACCTATGATGGTACTGCGGTGGATCCGGAGACATGGACGCTGGAGAAACACTTTGAGTATTTCCGCCACCTGGCCATATGAAATGCTTGACTTGTGAGAAGGGACTTGCTATACTTGCACAATGAGAGAATGCGTCATAAAGATACTTGATGAGGTCAACACCAAGCTGGTTGGTTTGGATGTGACCACACGAAACCGCTTGGCCAAAGAACTCAAGTTCTTCATGCCTTATGCTTTCCACGTGCCAGCATACAAGCTGGGTCGATGGGATGGCTGTGTCAGCTTCTTTACCCTGGGTGGTGGCACGTATGTGAACCTGCTGGAACGCATACTGCCCATCCTATACGAAGAAGGCTATGATGTGAATCTAGAGGATCTGCGCACCAAGCACGATCTTGATCTAGATCCCATCGACGAAGAATATCACGGCGACGCTGTGTGGCCCAAGAACCATCCAGCAGAAGGTCAGCCCATACGGCTGCGCGACTATCAGGTTGATGCGGTCAACAATTTCTTGAAGACCACGCAGAGCATCCAAGAGATCGCAACAGGCGCAGGCAAGACCATCATGACAGCCACCATGAGCCGCTGTGTTGAGCATCTTGGCCGCAGCCTGATCATTGTGCCCAACAAGGACCTGGTGCGTCAGACCTACGACGACTATGCCAACCTTGGCTTGGATGTGGGTGTCTACTTTGGCGACAAGAAAGAGCTGGGACGGACACACACCATCTGCACATGGCAAAGCCTCAATACCTTGGAACAGCGTTTCAAGGATGGCGAAAGTGAGATAGGTCTAGAAGTGTTCGCAGACGACTTGATCGCGGTCATCGTGGACGAAGTGCACCAGGCCAAGGCTGATGTGCTCAAGAAACTGCTGACAGGTCCTTTTGCCAACGTGCCCATACGCTGGGGACTGACAGGAACCATCCCCAAAGAAGACTGGCAGAAGATCAGCCTTGAAGTCAGCATCGGTCCTGTGGTCAGCAGCCTGAGTGCAGCCACGCTGCAAGAGATGGGAGTGCTGGCCGAATGCCACGTGAACGTGGTGCAGATCGAAGAGGATGTGGAATACAGATCCTACCAAGAAGAACTAGAATATCTCACCACCAACAGCAGGCGCATGGATTACATCGCTGGCTTGATCACATCGATCGCAGAAACAGGCAACACCTTGGTCTTGGTTGACAGGATACGTGCAGGAGAAATGCTGACCGAACGCATGGAAGGATCTGTGTTCGTATCAGGTGCGATGAAGAGCAAGGATCGCAAGGATGAATACGATGAAGTTGCTACGGCGACTGGCAAGGTCATTGTCGCTACCTATGGAGTTGCTGCTGTGGGTATCAATATTCCTCGTATTTTTAATCTGGTATTGTTGGAGCCGGGAAAGAGCTTTGTCAGAGTTATCCAGTCTATTGGACGAGGTATCCGCAAAGCTGAGGACAAGGACTTCGTCCAGATCTGGGACCTGACCAGCACATCAAAATTCAGCAAGCGACATCTCCGCGAGAGGAAAAAGTTCTATGCAGATGCAAAGTATCCTTTCCTGATCGAAAAAGCGGATTACAAGACACCAGGAAAGAAAAAATGAAAATTCTAACACACGACAACAACACGTTCGAACTAAACGAACTGCCAGAAGAGATCGATGATCTGCGTTATGGTATCCTGGACTACAGTGATCCCAACAATCCGGATTATTTCTTTGTTCCCCTGATCTTCTTGGAGAACTTTTACAGTCCAGCAGCGGTGCTCAAGATAGGACCTTATCAGATTGAGATGCCATTGGATTGGAGCATAGTGATCGGAGAACCAGATCATGGTGATCCAGAAGTGGTGCCCATCATGAGCCTGAACGATCGCGGCTTCAAGGCCTTTGCACTCAACCCCATGAAGAGCTTCAAGCCCGAGTGGCTCAGTGTTGACATCGTGAACGTGTATCAAGAAGTGCGTTGGTATTTCCCCAAACTCAAGTATGGTCATCTCTTGGCCCTGCCACTGACCAATGGGCCTGAACCCTTGTGCGCCTACTTTGTGAAAGAAACAAATAAGATTCCTGAAGTGCTCGACATTGCCAAGATGTGGTGATATAATAACAACATGCCAGCAAAGAAAACAGCCAAGCCCAAAGAGACCACAGCTACTAAAGAACGCAAACTGGATCTCTTCAGAGAAGTCTTACCAGCCCTGGATCGTCGCAACCTAGGTTGGTACGGAAAATTGAGCGACGAGCAGAAGAAAGAATACAGTCCGTGGCTGCTGCAACGCTATGCCACAGCAGTGGAGAACAATCCAGACGCACACGAGTATTTCATACAGGCATTCAATGAGCGTTCCAACAAGCACATGAATGATCTCAAGAACCATCCCGAGCTGCTGTGGATGTTGCAGGCCAGCTGCGGCGTGGGTCGTAACTATCGTAGGTCCTGGTTGGGTGCCGGCAAGCGTGTGCCCAAGGATCGTGTGACTGAATTCATATCCGAGCTGTATCCAGCTGCGGGAGAGGAAGAAATAGATCTCATGAGAGCCATCAATGACGAGAAAGATCTGCGAGAGATAGCCGAGCAGATGAACCTCAAGCGTTCTGAGATCAAAGAAGTCTTTGGCGATGGTCGATAAGATACGATGCCGCTGGTGCGACAAATCGTTCCAGAAAGAAAGCACCTTGGTCGCTCACATGTGCGAGACCAAGCGTCGCATGCTGGCAGAGAACGATCGTCCCAATCGCATTGGTTATCATTCTTGGCTAATGTTCCGCAAGCTGATGACTCCTAACGCCAAGAAGACGCCCACGTATGAGGACTTTGTCAAGAACAAGTATTACTCCACGTTCGTCAAGCTGGGTCATCGCATAGTAGATCTGACCATACCTGATCCAGATGCGTTTGTGCGCTTCTTGGTCATGAACTCGGTCAAGTTCTCCAACTGGTCCAAGGACTGGGTGTATGAGATGTATATCCGAGAGCTGACCAAGAAAGAGACCATACAGCGTGCCAGCGAGCGCACGGTGCTGTTGATGGAACAATGGGGTATGACAGCCAACAAAGACATCTCTTGCTTCTGGGACGATGTCAGCACCACGCAAGCCCTGCATTGGATCAGGACTGGCAAGCTGAGTCCTTGGGTGTTGTTGGGCACCACGCAAGGCAAGTATCTGTTGAACAGGTTCGATGAGAAACAGCTACAAGACGTGACAGCATATATAGAACTAGATCCTTGGCGCATCAAGATCGCACGCAACAAGAAAGAGTGCGAATGGATGCAAGAGGTTTTTGATAAGGTGAGTAAAAATGGAACAGTATAAAGATCCAACCGAGACCAAACCTCGTGTGCAGGAAAGCAACAACGACCAAGAGATCAAAGAACTGCGGTTCTTGGTCTCACAGTTATACAAGAAATTGGAAGAAATAGAAGCACGTTTGGCTCGGCAGGATGATCAAATCAAGTCACAAGGAACAGCGTTCAAGACGATGTGGAAGAGAACACGATGAAAGCGCAAGGCACAGACATTGACATTGATCTAGCTGATCGAGATCAGCTGCTGCGACTGCTGCCGCACGTGCCCGCCATGCAGCGCGACAATCGCGGGCGCACGGTCAAGCACAATACTGGTGTCTATTTCCATGATGTGCCTACAGATCCTTATACTGGTCTATGCACGTTGGATTTCAGGCGTGCAGAGGAAGTGGGTTACTTCAAGATCGATCTTTTGAACGTGGGTATCTATCAAGGCGTGCGTGATCCGGATCACTTGGATCAATTGGCCAGTACCGAACCTGATTGGGACATGCTGCAACACAAGCCCATCATCCAACAACTGTTCCACATACATGCACACGCAGATCTAGTGATCAAGATGCAGCCACGCAGCCTGGATCAATTGGCCATGGTGCTGGCACTGATACGTCCAGGCAAGCGTCACCTGGTAGGACGATCGTGGGCCGACATCGAGCGCCAGGTCTGGGATCGCAACGAAGATGACGGATACAGCTTCAAGCGCAGCCATGCATTGGGATATGCATTGGCCATCGTCACGCAGATGAACTTGCTGGCCGAGCAGGCACAGCAAACCAGTTCACACTTCTAAGGGCAATCTCATCTGTGGATCGCGCTGGGTCTTGCGCAATCCACGGAACAACAGATTCTGATCAACGGCTTTGCTCTGTAAGCCATCGGCGATTACCGGTATAGCTGATCTAGGATCACATTGTCCACACATGAATATGTCCACAGCGGAATATCCTTCTTCGGGCCAAGTGTGTATGCTGATATGGCTTTCGGATAGAACTACCACTCCAGTCACTCCGGATTCTTCGCCAAAGTAATGGAAGCTGTCAGACAGCACCGTGGCTCCAGCCTCTCGGGCTGCACGTATCAAGCAAGATCTTATGAGGTCTGAATCTTTGAGGATTTGCGGATCTGAGCCCCAGAACTCCGCGATGAGATGTATGCCAGCATAGGTGGCTTGATTAAAATGTCCGCTCATGACACACGACGAACTCCTTTGTGCAAGTGTTCAGAACCCCTTGCCCTATGGACATGTCATCCTGTGTATCAATAATTTATCATCGAGGATTTGATGCAGGTCTTGTGCGTGCTAGGCCAAGCCAGCGCAGTATGCATATCCACATCCAACCTTCGTCAAACTCCCACCAACGATGACTGAGCTTGGCACTGGCTCCGTCGCCATGATGGTTGTTGTGCAGTTCTTCTCCGCCAATCCATATGCCCCATGGCAGTAAGTTTCGGCTGCGATCAGCCACATCATGATTGCGATATCCCCACCAGTGTGCCAAACCGTTGATCACACCAGCAGCCCAGAACGGTATCCATATCATCTGTATGCCCCATATCACGATACCAATAGGCCCAAACAGCCCAGCATTGATGATCAACAACAGCATGATGCCCATCAACGGATGTGCCGAATACACACGCTCTTCTATCCAATCGTCAGGAGTGCCAGAGCCTAAGGTATTCAGCAGCTCTCGATTCCTGCTGGCGTTGGCATACAACCAAGCGCCGCCAAACAGCACACGCCAGATACCATACACATGCGGACTGTGGGGATCACCTTCGCGATCGCTGGCCTGATGATGCCGACGATGCACCGCTACCCATTCACGGGTAACCATGCCAGTGGTCAGCCACAGCCAAAAACGCATGGCATGCGCTATCACGGGATGGAATTGTACCGAGCGATGTGCTTGGCTTCGATGTAGGTAGAGTGTCACGCACAATATGGTCATGTGCGTGGCCACCAGTAGGTAGATTATTTCGATCATTTAGGGTTGCGGATCAACCTTGCGTATCAGCTGTATCTGGCGTCGTTTGATCCGTTTGGTGATGACGCTCTGTAGTGTGACCACGTGCCCTGCTACAACGTCAAATTCCTTGACGGAAAACGTGTGCAAGCAATACTGGAATCTCTTGAATTTCACACCCAGGACGATGTTGATGGGCAACTGCCGGTTGGTGGCCCACCACCATTCATCCCCACACTCTAAGAAAGACTTTTTGTCGTCTTCTTGCAAGCGATTGAAAACATACATGCTGACGATGGTATTGTCGTAATTCTGTATGATACCAATGTATTCCTGTCCGCTATAGCGGGCCAGGCACAAAAACGGAAATCTTTCCAGCAGTCGATTCACTTCTTCATTATTGGTCATCGAAGTTATTTACCAAAACATAAATATGGTATGGCACGGAAAAAGGCATGACAGTAGCTTACGTATATGAACAGACCCTGGATATAATGGTCCGGGAAGGAACCCTAAGGAACACACCTATGAACGAGCGCAGATATATTGCTTACATAGGCGTTGATAACACCATTGACTTGCAGTTCAAGAACAGGGACCGCAAGCCTTATGATATCACGCTTAAAACAGTCATCTGGCAGATGACGGATCCCATCACGGGTGAAGTATTGGTCAGGAAGACAGCACCTGCGTCTGATGCAGCAAAAGGCCGTGCTCGTTTGGTACTGTTGGATCATGACACCGTGGGCCTACAGCCAGGCATATATCATGTGGGCGTGATGATGGTCAGCAGCGATGGTACAACTGCTGCCAGCTATACTGATCTCAACTATGACGCACGTGCTGAGATCGAGCTGTGTACCGGTGCATACGAACAGTTCCGCTCCAGCGCAACCACATATCAGTTCTCAGGTCCTTTTGATGCTCCGGGCTATAGTGAACCCTTGCGTGCCACAGGCTCTGTCAGCAATGTAAGCACTCTCAATACCGCTGCTGTTTACATGACCAATTATACCGGCAGCATCACCTGGCAGATATGCTTGGAAGACACGCCCGTCAATTGGGCCAACATTGGAGCCGCTGCTGTCTATTCTGGATTCACTGGCCTGGCAGATTTCAACATCGACACTCGCGCCAAATGGTTGAGGATCACTTATAATCCTGACCCTCTGAACGCAGGCACTATTGACAGGGTCATCAATAGAGCATAAAATAGTCTTGTGAATCTGATACAAGACACCATAAAATCTCACGCGAGAGGTTTGCGTTCCACACCCAAAGGTTGGTGGACGACGAACTGTCCCATGTGCGTGACTTTTGGACAGCCCAGGCCTGACACACGTCGGCGTGGCGGATTCATCTTTGATCCAGATGGTGCTACCGCTTATCACTGTTTCAACTGTGGCTTCAAGACCAAATGGCGTCCTGGCCAGACCATGGGGCACAAGCTCAAGAGCTTGATGAAGCAGCTTGGTGTGGACGAAGCAGAGATACAACGCATCAACATGCGGCTGTTGGCGGAGAAAGATGACACCGTTGATCTAGCACCAGTGGATGATGAACCTGTGTGGCGTCCTGCTTGGCCACATTGCGACGTTCCAGGAAACAACCAGTTGCCAGATTCTGCATTTGAATATCTAGGCAACAGGCGCATGCTGGATCTTGCTGATTGGCATTACAGCAATGACACCAAGTTCTGGAACCTGGATCGCCGCGTGATATTGCCGTATGTTTGGCAAGGCGACACAGTAGGATATTCGGCCAGATGGATAGGAGACCCTCCCAAAGGTTCGCCCAAGACCCTGCGCAAGGCACCACCTGACTTTGTGTTCAACCTTGATCCGCAAGGTGCACCCAGACGGTTCGTGCTGGTGGTAGAAGGTGAGTATGACGCTTTGGCCATCGACGGCGTGGCCGTGTTACACAACGACATCAGTCCCAGGCAAGTGCAGTTGATCACGGATCTAGATGTGGAACCCATAGTAGTTCCAGATCAAGACAACAGCGGAGGTAGATTGGCCGAGCGTGCGATAGAGCTAGGATGGAGCGTGGCATTTCCAGACTGGGATCCAGGTATCAAGGATGCAGCAGATGCAGCTAGATCATACGGCCGCGTGGCCACGCTAAACAGCATATTACAGTCAAGAGAAGACAATCAGTTGAAGATCAAAATAAGATTAAGGAAGAACAATGGCTGACAACAACGAAGTCAAGGAATATTCAGACGACCTGCAAAAGCTGTTCTTGGAGTTCCTGATAGCCGACGGAGAGCTGGCCAGCCGATGCCAGGGCATCATGAGCCATGAGTATTTCTCCAGGCGACTGGCTCCAGCGGCTGAGTTTGTCAAGAAGTATGTGGACGAATATTCCAATGTGCCCACTGCTGAACAGATCAATGCCACATGTGGTACAGCACTACAGCAGTTGGGTGACGAAGTGCGCATACACAGCGAATGGTTCTTGGCTGAATTTGAACAGTTCTGCAGATACAAGGCATTAGAGAAGGCCATTCTCAAGAGTGCTGACATGCTGGAGAAGCAACAGTATGGCGGTGTGGAAAAGCTGATCAGAGAAGCCACACAGATTGGACTGGCCAAGAGCTTTGGTACAGACTACTATGCTGATCCGCGTTCACGATTGACCACGCTGAAGGATGCCAATGGACAGGTTTCCACAGGTTGGAAGACCGTGGATGAAAAACTGTATGGTGGATTCAATAGAGGCGAGCTCAACATCTTTGCAGGCGGGTCAGGTGCTGGTAAATCTCTGTTCCTACAGAACATTGGATTGAACTGGAGCCAGGCTGGTTACAACGTGGTCTACTTTAGCTTGGAACTGAGCGAAGGGTTGACCAGCTTGCGACTTGACAGCATGATCACAGGTATGCCTACCAAGGAAGTGTTCCGCAACATCGACGACGTGGAACTCAAGGTCAAGATGTCAGGCAAGAAGGCTGGCAAGTTGCAAATCGTGCAGTTGCCCAATGGTGTGACCATCAATGACTTGCGAGCATGGCTGAAAGAATTCCAGGTGCAGACTGGACAAAAGGTAGATGCCATCATCGTAGATTACCTGGATCTCATGATGCCGGCAGGACAGAAGATCTCGGTAGCGGACCTGTTTATCAAGGACAAGTTGGTATCGGAAGAGTTGCGTAACTTGGCCATCCAATTGAACTTGTTGTTGGTCACAGCATCACAGCTGAATCGTTCAGCAGTTGAAACAGTTGAGTTTGACCACAGTCACATCGCAGGTGGTTTGAGCAAGATCCAGACAGCAGACAACGTGTTTGGTATCTTCAGCAGCATCGTGTTGCGTGAACGTGGGCGTGTGCAGATACAGTTCATGAAGACTCGCAGTTCCAGTGCAGTGGGTCAGAAGATGGAATTGGCCTTTGATGTGCATAGCCTGCGCATACGCGACATGGATCCAGATGCAGATGACGGTCCTTCAGATGCAGATGTGCTCTACAATCGCATGAAAAATCAAAGTGGCCAAGAAAAAAGCGTCCCTGGTGTGGCCAGTGACGCTGCTGTGGTAAGAAAGGTTGCCAGTGCCGAGCAGTTGAGGGCCATGTTACGCAAGACCCCTAGTGCACCGGATTCGTCTCCACCAACCAAATGGGAAAAAGCAACCGGTACACCTGCTTGGGAAAAGCCCGCACAGGGCTCGAATTAAGCAGCAGGTTCCTGCTGCTTCTTTAGATCCTGTTTGATACGTGCTACCAGGCTGGTATCGTCACCAATGAGATCCATCAGTGTGCTCATCACGTCCAACATGACCATGCGCTGTGGGCTGCTCAGTGGGTTACCAGCCATCAATGCTTTCATGGCCGTACCAAGTGCAGAAACCTGTCCCTTGTCAACCAAGCCATTTTGTGCCAGGCTATACATACGAGCGATGGCTTTCTGGGTCTTGTTGCGTTCTTCTGCGTCGTTCTGTCCTGCTGGCTGCGCATCGCCGATCTTGGCGCCGATTCCTGGCTGTTCCAATGGTGCTTCGCCCAGTTCCGATTCCAGTATGGCCAAACGATCTATGATGTCTCTGATTTGTTGTGTTGCTCGCATGGATGCAATCCTCCTATGGATCTATTTATGCCATAAATACATTTGGGAGCCAAGATCATGAAGAAACAAACCCGGAGTTTATTGCAAGAAATCAACGACCTGGTACCGCAACGCGACATACACTTTTTCGTGGAAAGCAAGGCGGTGCAAGCCATTGCCAGCGTGCAAAACTTGATCAGGCTCATTGAAAACAATTATGACCCAGAAGAATCCTCGGACTTGATCAAGCGTTTATTCAACAGCATGAAATCCGGAGATCAGGAAAAATTCCGCCGTGGCGTAAAGAACATAAGAGAGTCCAAGAAATGAAGTTTAGCGATCTAAATGGTCGACGCCAGCTAACTGAAGCCAAGGTAGGCAGGGATCTACAGCACCTGGAAGATTACCTCATAGTGGATGGTGCCGAAGGTGGCATGGAGAGCTTGGTTGAGCTCAAGAAGATGTCACAAAGCGCAGGGTCCGCATCAGTCAAATGGGACGGTACCATGGCCATATACTGGGGCAATGATGCACAAGGACGTTTCTACCTGGTGCCCAATGCACAGTGGAGCAAGAGCCTGGTGCTTGACAAAGAAGGTCTGGCCCAAGAAATACAGAATACTGGACGCAAGCGTCCAGATCAAAGCGATGAACAATTTGCTGCCAACCGCAAGTCCTTGAGCGACAAATACATGAAGCTATGGGATGTTTTTGAAAAGGCCTCAGCGGGCACCCAAGGTTTCTTCAAAGGCGACATAATGTTTGCTGAAAAGCAGACTCCGGACAAGAGCGGCAACTATGTGTTCACACCCAACAAGGTGACCTACACAGTCAGCCCCAAGGGCCTGTATGGCAAGATGCCCACTGCCGAAGTGTTTGTCACGGTACATGGCAAGGCCGAAGAGCTGGGTTCATCCAAGCTGGTAGCAGCCAATCCTGCAGAGATCAAACGCCTGAACAGCACTCCTGAATTGATAGCCCTGGACATACAGCGTCCATCGCAATCTACCACTGTGGATACCACTGGAGTCGACAAGGCCTTGGCTCTGGTCAAGCAAAACGCCGGAGCCATCAATGCCATCGCCAATTTCACCGCACCCAAGTTCACCACGCTCAAGCAGATACTATACAGCTATGCAGTCAAGTTGGGCAAAAGCCACGACGCCTTGGACTTTGATGATTGGTTGCTGACAGCCAAGGTCAGCGAACCACAGAAGGTGATACTGAAACAGCTACAGGCCAAACCTGAATGGCGTGTTTTTTGGAGCACGTTTTTGGCCATCAAGCGTGCCAAGCAAGAGATATTCGATCAACTGACGCAGAAACACGGTGACGAAATGGCCAAAACCCTGGGAGTGACCCAGAGTATCAATGGCCGGCCTGGCGGCGAAGGCTATGTGACCGCAGCAGGCAAGATAGTGAACCCGCATTTCCGCAGCGCACCAGACAATCCCAGGTTCACCGGAGAGATATGACATGGACGAAAACCTAAGACAAGAAATAGATGATGCTTACAAGAGCATATTCCTGGAAAGCAAGCTGTTCAAGAGCAAGAATGCCGTGGCCAGCATGGACATCAAGGATGTGGCAGACTATGCATTCATGAGCGTGATCGCATTATGGATCATGTATAACGAACCCGTGACGTCTGGCGCAGCCGCTGGTTATGCCGACAGGACTGCTAGTTTTGGAAACTTCAAAGCCGAGCGCAACATGGCCACCGATCTTTATGTGGCTCTAAACACCCTGATCGATCCTGAATCCACCATAAGCAAGCGCCTGGCAGATCAAGCAGAGAACGTGGCTGACCGCAGGAGCATCAGGGTCAACCAGTTGGTGGTCAAGACCTTCCTGGATGACATGGCGTCACGCAGGTTGGACTCTACAGACGCTGCTAGATTCCTTCTCAAGTTCGAGCGCATGCTCAACATCAAGAACATGACATATCGCAGCATACGTCGATTGGCACAGGAATGGAATGCCATCACACCACACGAGCGCAATCTGGTCATGACCCGCATGCTACAGTATTTCAATCTGCATGCCAAGCGCAGCGAGCTCAAGCCATTGCTGGATGATCTTGCCTTGACAGGTGGCTACAAGCTGGATCGTATTGACAAGCCTGATCAAAGTGAACTGGCTGACAAAGCCAAGCTGCTGGCCTTGGCCGCAGCCAGCATGTATGGCGGCTATAGGCTGGGCAAAGCCCTGATTGACCCCAAAGCATTGCTGAAATAACACTATCTTGGGCCAAAAAATCGTGCCGAGCTAAATAAGAGCATGAGAGACATAGTCTTTCTAGAGATTGAATATCAAGGAGATATAATATGCCAACTCGTATCAATGGTTCAGTAGGAACCGAAACTGGCGGAATTTACAGCCCAGGCGTAAGCACCGCTTTCTACCTCATCACCGTCAAGGATGCCGCTGCTTCTGCAATCGACCTCCGTCCTGAGTCTGAAACAGGCGAAGCTATCGAAGCTGTGGTTCGTGCTATTCCTAGCGTGATTGTTTATGACATCGCCAATGCCTCAACAGGCGTGATCCATGCCATCACTGATGGTCATGCTGCACTTTCAGCTGCTGCTCTGCAGACTGCTATCCGTGCACTGGGCACAACTGTTGGTAACAACAGCATCGACGTGTCTGGTACAACTGTCCAGGCTGGTCTTGGCTTCTCAGTCAGCGCCGCTGCTGTCTAATAGCCACGCTGTTTAACAGCAACAAGGAAAGCCGCCGCAAGGCGGCTTTCTCATGACCAGTTAAATAGTCTGATAACACAAGGCAGTGGCGTGAAAGCACAATCACATAAAATATCAGACGACATGGATCATTTCATCTGTTACACGTTGGTAGACATCACCGACACCAGGGTGTCTGATCCAGCACGTGCCTTGCCCTATCAACAGTTCCAAAATCTCAATACCTTGATACAATGTGTGGGCTTGCGTGCCCAACCATTTGCTATAACTATCGAGCGCCGCCGTCAGCAGGATCTATCACAATATGCATTTGGTACCGATTATCAAGGAAAGCATGACGTATGGGTATTGACTTGGTCCACGGAAAAACTGGGTTACGTGTCTGTGGAAAACTTAACACGTGACAGCGAAGGATTGCCCATACATACCAGGTTGGAAGAAACAGCATCTTTACCTACTCAGATGTTGGAACCACGAGATACAGCACGACTCAACACTTATTTTGTGAATTCTCGGCCCGGAGCACCTGCCACTTAAACCCAACCCAAAGCTAAATAATGCAGCGGTATTACCACCGTTTTGGTCAGCTCAGGTCTCCATGACAACAACCCCTACTTTGGTCACACAGGCATCCTTGGGTCTAGGTAAACAGCATATTCTCACGAATGGATATGCATTGATATTGGAGACGCCGGTCTATGGCTACGACGAAATTAGAGAAGGAAAACCTAGAAGCACACGTTGAGCTTTGTGCTGAAAGGTATCTGCGATTGGAAGAAAAGTTTGAGGCCATGACCAGCAGGCTTGAGGCTGTGGAAGAGAGATTAGAGGCCATGAGTCTCCGCGCTGCTACACAGCACGAAGAACTCAAGAAGATGGTGAGAGAAGGCCAGGAAAGCAAGTTCAAGGTAATGGTTACTACAGCAGGATCAGTGATCGCTGCTTTGTTGGCCACGCTGGGTTATTTGATAGCAAGAAAATGAGACTGCACGAGCTTTTTGAGGATGTGGAAGAAGAGATCACCGAAGCCAAGCTGGTATGGGCCAGGCGTGGTAAAAAGGTGGTCCGCAAGGTGCGATGCACGTCAGGCAAGCGCAAAGGTCGCGCCGTGGCATCTGCTGCCAGCTGCGGCAAGAGGATAGACATGAAGAAGCGTTTCGTGATGAAACGCACACAGCGTCGTTACAAGGCCAGGATCAAGATCAAGGCCCGCCGCACCAAGAAATTCAATCCTGCCAGCCGTAGGGTGGCAAGGCTCAACAAGAGGTAAGCACATGACACGCAAGAAAAAGCAGTTGGTTGAAAAACTGTCTCGGGCTGTTGATCGCGCCCAAGAGCTGCTCAACGAAGATTTTGTCAGCGCCAGCAAGTTTTGCGCACGTGCACAGAAAAAAGGATCGGATCTGATATTTGAAAACGGATTCGTGATACGTACCAAGTCTGCCACATGGTTAGGCAAACACAAGAATTTTTACGACGTATATGATGCCCAGACCGGAGTCAAGCATGGCGAGGATCTGGGTTTGTTCATATCCGCTATGGCCTTGGTCAAGATCAATTCGACCAAGCGCACCACCCGCATACTGGATTCACAACAGATTGTATCAACAGACGAGCGTTATCAGCATCATCTCAATGACGCTGCCCTGTTCAGTCTGAGACTGAAGAAGAACAGCATAGACTCGTTCAAGAGGGATTTCTATACAATACGCATGGAAGAAGCCATGCTGCGATGCAAGTCAGCCAAGCATGAATTGCTCTCTTTCGTCTGACGAATAATAAATATCTCCATAGGAAGGTTACCAACATGAAATTAAACGATCTTGAAATATCGCAACCGCAGAAGAACAACAAAGCCAGACGCTTCCTGGAGAGCCAGCATCGCGTCAAGGTCAATGTTGATGCCACCAAGGCAAGCGATCTACTGGCCCGGGTGCACAAGCTCAAGGAAGAGCAGTTCTATACCAAAGAGAACTTCCATCTAGATCCAGCATATACCAAGCTGGCCATGTTGGAACAGCTACTACGTGAAACAGCCGAAAATGGCCCTACCATCGTGTCAGAAGAAGAAATGGCTCCAGCAGCCGCATCAGGCGAAAGCCTTGAACAAGCCGAGCTGGTATTGGCCGTCCAGGACATGATCGACGACGTCATGGGCATGGCTGAGGACATCGCAGAGATGCAGGTACAAAAAATGATGCCAGTGATCGCCAAGATGAAGACCGCGTATGGCATGGACAAGGCCCAGGCTTTCGAAACTTCGGCCAATGCTGCTCTATCAGCTGCACTGGATGCCATGAAAGCCTGCCATGATTCCATGACAGATGCAGTGGCAGTCCTACAAGGTGCTGCACCTGCAACAGTAGCCCCAGAGATCTCGTCAGACGCTGAAGATACCACGGATGCGCTGGCCGGTCACGATGCTGCCAGTGGTCCAGAAGAAGAACCACTAGGACGCGGGCTCAAAGATGAAGCTATTTGAAGTTGATGCGCAGCTGGATGATCTGCGCGATGAGATACAGGGTCTGGTGCTAGCGGCCAAAGCCGCTGGCATGCAGGAGATATCTCCCAATCAGCTTTTGTTTGATCTCCGCCGCGCTGGCAACAAGATTGGCATGGACGAACTCATGTTGGTGTTGAAAGGACTTCCAGGGATCGAAATGTCCAATCCCAGGATGATAACCTTGGCCACCACTTCTCCGGAAGAAAAACTCAAGAACAAGGACGATGAGATCATATCCAAGATGGCCTCAAAGTCATTAGACAGGAAAATGTGAGATGCCTACATATACCCCCATGCTGACAGCAAGTGAGTCAAGGTCCAAGAGTCGCAACGACCGTGTGATATTTGATGAAATACGAGATATCGAATCCGCCATCCTGGATGCAGTTGAAACCGGGGATTATGAAACTACTTTGGACGATACGCTCATGACTGATGCAGGTGCAGGCATTGCAGTGGCCAGGCAGTATTATGCCACATGGACGGCAGTGGATCAGGATCGCAAAAGATCCACCCAAATGAACTCAGTCATTGACTATTTCACTTCTTTGGGTTATTCAATCGAGCGCAGGCTCAATGCTACCACTGGCGATACCTTTATCTGGTACGTGGCCTGGTAAAGGTTGACACAAGTCAAACAATCGCTTACAATAAGCGATGATCACGATAAATCCTCCTGTAACATATCACCGTTTAGAGCGCATAGATGGCCCAGGTGGCCGCAAGTATCTCACTCCCAATGGCGGAGAGAAGTTGCCTTCGGTCACTGAGATATTGGGCAAGACCGGTGACAAGACTGCCTTGATCGAATGGCGCAAGCGTGTGGGTGATGCTGAAGCCAATCGCATCTCCAAAGAATCCACCAATCTAGGAACCCTGGTCCACAAGCATGTGGAAAACTTCATCCTGGGCGAAGAACGTCCAGGCG